CCTCAAGATGATGTACAAGAAGAAGTCAGCGAAGAAAATGATGAAGAAGAAGCGCCGCAAGTAGAAGCGGAGCCGATTCAACAAGAAGCGGATCACGATGCTGGCGATCAAGCCGAAGAAGGTGCGGCTTTCAGTAAAAACTTTGTCCAGATAGCAAAACGTGAACGCGAAATATTTAGAAAGCAGCAAGAACTAAAGCAGAGAGAGGAAAACCTCAAGCGGTATGAAGACGTTGAAGCCACAATCAAAGGAGGTGATCATCTATCTGCACTGGAAAAATTAGGTGGATCGTTTGACCGTGCCACCGATCAGGTACTCGGCAGAGAGTCGCCGGTTGATCAACAAACGGATCTCGCGGCGCGTGTCGAAAAACTGGAAAATGAAAAGGCCCAGCTAGAGGCAAACCAAAAAGTCGCAGACTACATTGGACGCCTCAAATCGCTGGCTGAGTCAAAAGAAGAGTATGGCCTCACCGCGTCAATGTGGACCGAGGCCCAAGACATAGCACTGGAGACGGCATCACAATACGCGAGCCAAACCGGTGAACTGCTCGGAGATGAGCAGCTTTTGGAGATGGTAGAAAACTACTACCTGACCGAAGGCGAAAAGCTAATGAAACATCCTCGCTTTGCTGCGAGGACACAAGCGCCTGCTGTCGCACAAGAAAAGCCTGCCAAACAGCAACCTGTCCAGAGAACGAGAAGTCGGACGTTGAGTTCATCATCGTCACGCTCTGCGCCTGCTAAAGCAGACCGGCCCTTAACTAGGGAAGAACGCCTAGAAAGAGCTGCTGCAGTGATGAAGGCCAAGATGCGTGAGTAATATCCGAATCGTTTTATTGGAGTTTACCAATGGCAGAAGCAGCACCAGCGACGAATCTAACCCAATGGGATGACGCGCTAAAGCAATATTATATCGACAAAAAACCAATGGATGTCGCTTACGGCGACCATCCGTTCCTTCAAATGATCCCTAAAAATACAAGGTTTCGCGGCAAAAACATGCCTTTAGCAATCTTGTATGCAAGGCCTCAAGGGCGTTCCGCAACCTTTGCAACTGCTCAGTCCAATGCGACCAGCAGTTCCTTGGGAGAGTTTCTTTTGACTCGTGTCAAAAACTACGGCGTTGTGACCGTGGATGGTGAGACTATCGAGGCATCCAAAGGAAACGAGTATGCCTTCTTGGAAGCACTGACCACTGAAACAGACCTCGGTCTGAAGACTCTTGGCGACACTCTGAGCCGCCAGATGTTCCGATCACAGTCTGGTTCAATCGGTGTAGTTGGAGCGACTCCAGCAGCCAACACCAATCTGGATCTTGCCACTGATGCAGACTCCCTCAACTTTGAGGTCGGCATGAAAGTGGTTTTCACCGACTCGACATCAACCGGATCACTGCGTGACTCCGGAGCTGCCTTGACGGTTTCTGCAGTCAACCGAATGGCTGCATCTAACCAGATTACACTGAGCGCAAACTTGAACAGTGTGACAGGTGTTGCATCCGGCGACTTCATTATTCCTGAAGGTGACTTGGTCACACCAGGAACCTATTTGGTCATGGCTGGATTAGAGGATTGGATTCCTGCTTCAGCACCAGGATCAACTGCTTTCTTTGGTCAAGACCGAAGCAAAGACACCACACGCCTTGGCGGACAACGCGAAGCTTTCGATACCAGCATCAAGAAGACCATCATCAATGCCGCTAAAACAGTCGGCAGAGAAGGTGGAAAGCCTGATGTCTGTTTTCTGAGTTTCGAGGATTTCGCCAGCTTAGAGTTAACCCTTGACGCACAAGTCACCGGCGCTCGCCAACCTGGACCTGCTCAGAATTTTGGTTTCAGAACTCTGCAGGTTTATGGACCGCACGGCCCGATTGACATTGTTGCTGATAAAGATTGCCCAACTGGAAAAGGATACCTCCTTCAGTTGGACACTTGGGCGCTCTACAGCATGGGCGATGCCATCCAGGTTCTTAGCCACGATGGACAGCGAATGCTGCGTCAGAATGGTTATGACGGTGTTGAAATCCGCATGGGTGGATACTACCAGATGGGATGTCGCGCACCAGGATACAACGCCTATTTCGCTACTGCGTAATGCCTGGGGCCAAAGATGCCGCAATGATCATCCTTGGCGCTAAACCGAAGTCCGGCGGCATGAGCCGCCGAGACGACGGTGACGAGGAGGTCGTTGGCGAAGAAGAAGAATATTCTGATGATCAGCTCCAGATGGCAGGAGAGTTAAAGTCCGCACTAATGGACGGCAACGAGAATGACATCCTGGCAGCCATTCATGGAATTATGATGTCCTACGAGGATTATTCATGACCGACTTTGTCGCACTTGACGATTTGAGATTGAAGACTCGGCAACGAGCCGATCAGGTCAATTCTCAGTTTGTGTCAGACGATGAACTGGATGGATATATCAACAACTCATACTCGGAGCTGTACGATATTATTGTCAGCCGATATGACGATGATTATTTCCTGAAAAGCTATTCTCTGACCGTCAATAGCGGCACAGCGTCATATGATCTTCCCAGTGATTTTTATAAAGCGCGAGGTGTTGATTTGATTATTTCAACAAACGAATCGACACCTCTGCAGCGTTATGTGTTTGCAGACCGGACTAGAGATTCACTGGTACGGTATGCACGCGACGTAAAGTATCGAATACAAGGCAACCAGATTTATTTTGCACCTGCACCAGACAGCAATACTGCAACATTGTGGTATATACCAAAGCCTAGAAAAATTCAGTCACAAACACCGACTGCAATATCTCGCGGCAGCACAACAACCTGGACAGTGCCATACACTCATAGCTTTGCCGCAAATGACAGGGTCAAGGCTGTCGGATTTACTGCAGCAGATTATAACCGCGAACAGACCATCAGCTCGGTGACTGAGACAACCATTGTCACTGATTTTGATAGCAGCGCGTTGTCAGACCCTACGACCTTTGGAACATTGAACACCATGGTCGACTTATTTAATGCCGGATGGCAGGAATACATCCTGGTCGATTCAGCAGTCAAATGCCTAGTGAAGTCTGAGGATGACCCGACTGCAATGCTTGTTTTAAAAGGCCAGCTTCGCGAAAGAATATTTGACATGTCAGAAACTCGCGATTCCGGAGAACCTCCGCGTGTCACTAATGTAAACAGTTACGAATCTTATTTTCTTTACTGATGAGCAGACCGTCTTTTACTGAGATCCAGGCAAAGGAAGATTCTGTGAACAGGCTGCAGAAAAATATAAAGACTGCAATCAATCCTGTTCTAGCACTTCCTTTTTCTGCTGGAGTCCATAAGAAAGACATTGCAATCACAACATCCGACACACTGGTCAACCATGGTCTTGACAGGCAGATGGTCGGATATTTTGTGACGAAACAAAATGCTGATACCAACATATTTGTCAGCACTACTACAAACACGCTGCCAAATCGTCAGGTCATCTTGAAGGCAGGCAGCTCAGTTACTGCAGACCTTTTCTTTTTTTGAGCCATGACTGCTGGAACTAATATCACAGACATCACGAAAAGCACGGTCAGCGTAACACCAGGACCGACTTGGGCGACGAATCTGAACACCTCGCTTGATGCCATAGACAACCATGACCACACCTCAAACAAAGGTGTGCGGATAACACCAGCAGCAATAAACATCAATGCTGCCCTGGAGTTTAATGGCAACAACGCCCTGGAGCTAAAACAGGTTGCACTAGAGAATCAAAGCAGCCAACCGACTGACCAAAGCCGGTCGCTGTACGCTTACAGTGGCGAACTTTATTACCGAGATCCGAGCGGTAATCAGGTGCAGATCACTTCAGGCGGATCTGTAAACGCTGGCGGATCGATAACAAATTTAAGTTCACCGGCTGCAGCAAACTATGTCAGCGCCCAGGATCTGTTTACATGGTTTCATAATCAAAGCGGAAATGAATACGCCAAGATGGCACACTCTGATCTGCTGCTATATAAATATTCATCAGACGGCAGCGGAACCACTGATTATGTCCTTCTTAAATACACAGCAACCGGCAGCGCCGCCGAGCTGACTTTGCCAAATGAAACCGCAACGGTACTGACCACGGCAACCAATTTTGCTGGTGCAATCAATATTGCAACGGCGTCAGGTAATGCTGACATAAATTTAAAACCTAACGGCAGCGGTGAAGTTGTTATCGGAAACGGCGGAGCTACAGGAAAGCTTTCTAGCAGCGGAAACTTTGATCTGGTTCTGGAAACCGGCAACAGCACAACCGGTAACATCACACTGACAGATGGAGCAGATGGTGACATCACCCTGACTCCGAATGGGACAGGGACCGTCACTGTAGGGACCAAGCTTAAAATAACTGGTAATGAAATCCTGGCGTCTGACGGTGGCACTGCGATCACGATGGACACTGATGACAATGTCACGATTACCGGCGATTTGACGGTAACCGGCAACGACATTAAAAGCAGCGGCGCCACTGTTATGACGATGTCAGGCGCTAATATGACTTTTGCAGGAACCGTGACCTTAAATGCAGATCCGTCTGCCAATCTTCAAGCAGCAACTAAACAATACACAGATTCACAGGCAATTGTGTTTGCCATAGCCCTTGGATGACCTATGAGTTCATTTTTAAGATTTGAAGCAACCGCAGCAGGTAATGTTTACACTGCAGATTCGACTGATGTCATCATCGGCTGCATGGTCAGTAACACTCATGCGACAACCACTGCAAAGGTGGATGTAACGCTTTCGGGTACTTCTCTTGCGACAGATTTAGAGATCCCCCCTGGAGGTTCCGTGGAACTGGTTCAAGGCAAATTGGTAGCACAGTCAGGTGACATTTTAGCACTTGCAGTGGATACAGGGACCGTTGCTCTGTATCTCTCAGTCTTAGATTCAGCATCATAGGAGATTATATGAAACGAATAGGAGCAGGAGCATTTGAATCGGGTCAACCGATTGCTGCGAAAGGTGACAAGTCTGGAGTCACAGGACACGTTAGTTCTGTGTTCTCAGGAATACTAAGAAACCCTGCAACCATCAATTCTGCTGTAACGATTTCATCAGATGAAAATGCGGTAATGGCTGGTCCAGTAACTATAGGAAGTTCTGGATCTTTAACTGTTTCAGGGACATTGGTGATCGTATGAGCAATATCGTAATACCCGATGGTGGGACTATAGGGAGTGCTAGTGATACTGATGCAATCACAATTAGTAGCACAGGGAAAGTAACGACTGCGGATTCAGAACTAAATGTAAAAGCAGAGAACTCAGGAACTACTCACACTTTTACTGTAAAAGGTGTTGGGGAAGATATTCTTGAAGATGATGAGTCAACAGTAGTTGATGGAGATAGTGGTCAGTTTGCAGTTTATAATGGGTCTACAAAGCTGTTTGGAATTACAGAACATGGGTATGTTTTAAAACCAAATCATCCAGTTGCATTTGGAAATATATCAGGAACAAAAGTAAGTGCAGTCGATGTTATTGATTTTAGTGGTTCATCATACAATGGTGGTATTACTGTTACCAATGCAACAGGTAGATTTACTGTTCCAGTAGATGGTTGGTATTTTGTAGGTTTCCATACTCTAATGGATAGTAGCGCTACAGCTATAACTATAGAAATAAGAAAAAATAGTAGTGGCCAAACAACATCTCAATTTTCAGATAGTGGTACGGGACATACTTTTTTATCGGCACAAACACCCCTTAATCTTAGTGCTAATGATTATGTGGATTTTAATTTGGCTAGTGGTACAACACACAACAACACCAGTTATGGACGTTTTTACATATATTTAATCGGCTAGACTAAAAAATACTATGACAACAATCACCATTGAATTAACTGATACTCAATACAAAGGATTGGAATACGCATCTGTATCTCCGCAAGATTGGGCAGATAATGCAATTCATGTA